GTCGCTTCTCGAACACGATCTCACCGAAGAGCGAGGTCGTGAGATCCTCGTTCTTGATGAGCTTCTGGATCTCGGCCAGCGACTCGCGCGGGTGCGCGGGGTCCATGGCCTCGAGGATGTGGAAGATGATGAGCTTGCGGTAGTCGTCGCTGGCCATCAGCTCCGACTGGCGCGCCATGCTCATGAAGACCGTCTTCGTCATGATTCTCATTCTGGAACCTCCTTTGGACTCTGGGATCAGGTGAAGAAGAAGTCGACGTTGGAGCGGAGCTCCGCGATCGACAAAGCGGCCGCGTGAGTCTCATCGAACTCACGGCGGTCAAGGCTGAGGTTGGCGCGGACGGCCGCGCGCTCGGGCCGCTTCGACACGCTGATGCGTGCCTTGACGACCTGCGAATTGAACTGCGGCGCGCTGACGATCTCGATGAGGCCGCGCGACGCGCCGAGCGTGGGGGTGGCGATAGCGCCGAGTCGTTCGGCGTCGATCAGCGGGTTGATGACCCCGAAGATGAAGATGCCCAGCGAGCTGGCGAGCCTGTCGAGCTCAGCCATGGTCGTGTAGAGCGTACGGGGGACGCCCCCCGAGCCGAGAGAGTCGCCGTAGACGGAAAGAGCGTACAGCGAGTCGATGACGACTCCTTCGCCGCCGTTCATCAGCGCAAGCCGGTTGAAGAGCCCGCTCATGGCGGGCGCGAGGCCCGGCAGTGCGCCGGGTACCGGTTCGCCCACGAGAACGAGGGGGAGCCGGAACATGTTGGCGATCATCTTCGCAATGGTCGACTTACCGCCGGCCGTGGCGCCGAGGATGGCATAGAAGCCGGGCTCACCGAAGATGATGGGCGGGCCACCGTCGGGGATGAGCTCCAGCTTCGGGTGCTGGCTCTGAAACAGGTGATCGGCCACCCAGGGGACCAGATGAACCCGGGGCCGATCAGCGCGAGCGAGCTCGACATGCGCGGCGAGGTCGATGGGCGCCATCGACAGGTCGACGAGCTGGTACGTGCCAGTCGCGAGCGCCTCCGTCGGCACGCCGAGCGTCAGGAGAGCGAGCCTGGTCGCACGGAGCCCCATGTAGGAGTAGGGCCCCATGCTCAGGTTGAAGAACACGTTGTAGAGCGGCGTCGGAAGCAGAGCGGGCAGATTTCGTCTCATTTCGATTCTCCTTTCACGATCCGGTAGATCGATTCGGCCTCATGGCCTTCGATGATAAGATAATAGCGTTGCAGCAGATCGGGACTGACGTCGGAGGGCCGAAAACGGTAGTGAATCCGCTCCGGTTCCTCGACGAACATGGTGTCCGTGACTGACTGCGCTTTGAGCAGCTGACCCGGATCACGATAGTTCCGCTCTGCAATGTCATCCATCGTCGATCCCACGATGCGGAGGCACTCCTCCTGCACGACGGTGTTGGCGATGGCGAACGTCGGGGCTCTCTTGTACTCCTCCTTTCTACGCTGCCAGCCGTGGGCCCAGAACTCGCGGTATTGCGAGGCAAGGTCCCGGTCGTGGCAGAACCACTTAACGACGTAAGACAGGATGTTCGGGATGAAGCTTACAGCTCCACCTCCCGTCTCGACAGGTACGAATCCGGCGAAAGTCGCCGCCTCGTCGATCGAGGTATAGTGCAAGTACAGGTCCAGGGTCGGGATGATCCCGGCCGCGCGGGGCGTTTTGGCCCCGAAGATGAGGTTGTCGCCGATATTGAGGAGGACCAGCTCGCGGTGCCCGCCAGTGAACAAAGATCGAAGATCCTCTTCCGTGGGCTCGACCAGGCCAGCGTCGACGAGAGCGACGACGGCATAGAAGATGCCCATCAGCTTAGCGAGCACGCTGGTGATGGGAATCCCGCTCGGGTTCACGTAATCGGCCGTGAACGCGGCGGGGTCGAGGAAATTGGAGCGAAAGGTAGCCCCAGCCTCGCCGACATAGTCCATGCGCGCCAGGTTTGGCGCGCGAAAGCAGAGCATCATCCAGTGGGCGGCGAGCTCACTGAACTCGGTTGCGATACGGTCGATCAGCTCGTCGCGACCGTCCGTCGGCATGATCTGGTCATGGTTCGGGAAATCGATGATCCAGATGAAGATAACACCGGTCAGCTTCGACTCGATGTCATCTGAGCCCCGATGAAGGAGCATGAACGGGAACAGATGGAACATCTGCTCCTCGATGGAGCGCGCGACTTCGCGTGCGGGGAACGCCGCCATGAAGGAGAGGGCGCCGAAGGCGCGATTCCGATTGGCGACGAACATGTTGGAGATAGGTGAGTCGCGACCGACCTTCCGTTCTCGGAAGTCAGTTTTCGACGACTCGACCCACTCCCCGTCGATGGTGAGAGCGTCGCGCACCTTGTTGGGAACGGCAGTGTCCCCATCGAAGTGAGCGCCGTCGGTTTGCGTCCGCCACGAGTTAACGTAGACGAACATCACCGACTGCTCGGCCAGCTGTCTGAGCTGACCCTGTTTGGCGGCGCGCATCCAGATCGCGCCCTGCTTCAGCCACTGGCTAGCGGCCTTCCGCTTCTCGAAGAGGTCGCGGGTGCCGTGCGGCATCCCCATCGTCGAGAGGGCGTTGACCGGGATGTTCGCCGGGCCCCCATCGTTGATGAGAATCTTCGTGACCAGCTTGAGGAGAGCGCGATGCCCAGGAGTGATCTTGCCACTCGAGAGGTACGCGCTAACACCTCGGTGTGCGGCGGCGGCGGCTTGATTGCCATCGCGCGCTTTGGTCGCCAGGCGTTCCAACTTCCGCTGGAGAACGCGCTCGCGGATTCCAAGCCCGGAGGGCGGCGGCGTGCCGCTCGGGTTTGAGTGAACGCCCGAAAGCGTCATCAGGCCCGACCAGTCGCCGGGCACACCGGGGCTGGCGAATCCGGCGTCGCGGCGAGTGCTGGGCGGCAGCTCCTTCTCGAGCCGCTCGCGTAGCGCGATGAGGAGCCGCTGCATCGTCTCCTGCCCCGTGTTAAGGTGGGGCAGAATTCGGACGGGGGAGTCGCGATGGAGTCCGGTCCGGATACGCTTGGAGTATTCGGGCTCGGGAAGTCGGATGACCGACTTCCACTGCTCCTCCGCGTCCATGAACTTACGCTTACTCTTCGCCATTCGGCACCCCCGGCGTGGAGGCGTCTTCGACACCGCGTGCAGGTGGGGGCGGGAAAGTGATGCCCTTGTCGCTCTCCCAGTCGAAGGCGATGGTGTCGTCGGGGGCAAAGACGACGTAGACGCGCTGCATCATGGGCCCAGACGGCCCCTTGATCAGGCGGTGCGCGCCTGCTATCGCTTCGCGCGCGGTCACCCGAGTCAGGAACTCCCGCGAAATGATGTGGGGCGCGAACTTCGTGACGTAATACGTCTGGAAGTCGGCCGTGTCAGGGTTACTAGTAGGTGCGGTCATGGTGACCTACTTCCTGCGCTTCAGCGCGGTGGCGATGTCGGGTCCTCGGAGTGCGGGCACGCCATTAGCGGCGAGCTCGCGGACAGCGAGAAGGCCACGCTCGAACGACGCCTTGCGGGAGGCGGCGTGGGCCTTGCCCTCTTGCGTCTCTTCGAGCATGATCTGCTCGGCTCGTGCGATGCCCGCCTCGTCAGGGACGAAGACCATGATGCGACGGTCTCCGGCGTCGAGAGCGCGGGTGGCGTCGACGACGCCAGTCTCGCCTTTTGGCGGGTGAATGGTGACGATCGCGGCCGGCCCCGCGATAGCGTCGGCGCGCTCCTTGACGTAGGCAGCGCGTTGCTGAAGGCGCCAGGCGGGGTCGTTCGCCTTCTTGGCGTCGCCCCAGCCCTGCTTCCAGGTCTTGTAGGTCGGGCGTTCCTCAACGTCCTCGACGGTCCCCTCGCGATGCGCAAAGGTCTTGCCAGAGTAGGAGGTCGCAATCAGCAGAATTCTGTCCATCAGTTAGCCTCGGGGTCGAGGGTAAGAATGGCCGTTCTGCGGCTGTGCAGAAACGGAGAGGTGCAGGACTCGCACAGGGCGAGGATGGTGACGTCGACGTCACCACTCTCGAAGGCGGCAGGCTTTGCCGCGATCGAATGCACGCGCGCGGTGGCGCAATCGCAGCAGTTGAGCCGACGATTTGCCGATCGCAATCGATGTGCGTTAAGTTTCAGGAAGTCGGCGGCCACGCGGAACAAAAGTTGTTCCCAGAAGTCTACCGAGTAGGGGCCACGAACGGACAAGCCGCTCGGATTCGTGTACGTATTGAAATCGGGTCTATCTCTCATGCTATCCTCCTGTTGCTAGGCAACATTCTCCCTTTCACTCCACCTTAAAGGTGGAGGCTCCAATTCAACCGGTGTCCGGTTTACCGCCTGTTCAAGGCCGCCGTGCCACAGTCTTAGACCATAGCCGTGCTGTACGGAGCGGGAAAACAAAGGGGGG